ATCTCAAATCATTCTTGAACTGCCATGTCTCAAAAATATTGTATCGACAACAGTTCCCGCATTTTTTGCAGGCCATCTCTACCTCGTTGTCTCAGCTAATAGATAGACATCAAGATTCGTGTTTGCATCTGCTCCAGTAATGTAAGGCCGAATCCAATAGGTATTTTCCAATATTTGCTTAATTCCCGCCGATGTGAATGTGAGAGCAGTTCCTACACCATCATTCAAAGTTGCATAGACAGGACTATCTACCACATTGCTTCCCTGAATTGTGACTGTCGCCCCCCCGAAAGTCCCCACTACCTGAATAGACTTATCAGCATAATTTGAACAGGCAAATGGAGCACCCGTATCATTAGTGCTATGCAGTCCTGTCCATTTTATAAGCCAGACTCCACGTACCGGATTACCAAGAGTAGGTGCGATGACATTATATGGTCCAGCACTTGGGCTGGGGCTGGGACTCATACTCGGAGAAGCAGACGGACTCTTTGATGGAGATGCCGAGGGAGACACCGATGGACTAAGAGATGGGGATGCCGAAGGACTTAAACTTGGAGACCTACTTGGGCTGACTGAAGGGGATAATGATGCTGATGCCATTTTATTCCTCCTTTATTATTGCGTTCCAGGTGAGGACACAGGCGTTTGTTGTCCCGCCCCGCCATTTCCACCTGCTAACTGTTGAGGGTTGATGCCGATGGACACTAAAAACTTCTCTATCATCTGCTGGGCTTCTGGGCCACCTGATTGAGCCACTTTTGCCAATGCTTGAGCAATAGCCATTCCCAAATTTTCCTGTTTCAATTCATCATCAGTTTTAATAAATGGGGCTTTATACATTCCTAATGCCCCAACTGTTTCTTCTAATAACTCTTTAGGTTTGAAGTATTTATTAAATAGTGGACTCTCGGCATACTGTTTTAACGCCATCAGGAGTTTCGCTTTTTCTGCTCTCTGAAGTTGTGCGGAAATTCCCACTATCTTAATGTCACATTGTTCTTTTAGAAATTGTTTCTTCTCTTCAAGACTTGCCCCTTCGAGAAATTTCGTGAACTCATTATCACCGAGGACACGAGATGGGGATGGATGAGATTCTTTATTCCAATTGAGAACCATTGTCTCAAATAGTGAATAGGCGACATTGACTGCCCCTGCTTCCGTCTCTGACCCGATGAGGTCGAATATCCCCAGATTCTGTTCCGTCTTAATCTCTACCTCACCCTTAGTGATATTGGAACGTGTGCCAGGGAGTCCCGCCACGAAATCACTGATAAAATCATTATTATCAATTTGTGTGCCTGCATACTGAGCTACGGCGAGAATTTTGTCGATTGAGGAATTGGTGAGGAGATCCCGAACACAAGCATCTTTGGGATTATCCATTGTGCGGTAGATGTCTTTCCCTGGATAGAGTTCAAGGTCGGTGGGATCAAGAAACATCTCTGGAATGACTTCCCGCATCCTGTTCACAACCCACGAGAAATCATCCATAGTGAGAGAGAGCATCTTGTTAAGCATTTTCCACATATCAAACACACCATCAATCAACCCTCTCCCATCATAACGAAGGATGTGGGGAATCGGGGAAAATGATGTTCCAGGCCATTTGAGATTGACGAAGTGGATAGCGGTGGGCTTGCGGATGAGAGTATCGCAGGCAATAGTGTATTTGGCATTGGGGAGAAGGAGATTGCCCTGTCTGTCAAGTATCACTCCATTAAATTCCCTGACAAGCACTGCTTTCCTAAAAGTGTTTCTCTCCCACCACATCTTCTTGCGTCTCTCGATTTCCTCTTTGGTATCTTCAATACGAGTAGTAGTTCCCCCCTCTTTCACCTGGTCAGTGTTGATATAATAACCGTCTTTTCCACCTTCATCTATCTTCCACTTGTCAATCCACTCTTCGTGAATCCAGTACATTCCTGACTGCGGTTCCCCAGGAAGGGCATCAGGGTCACGGCATATCTTCCATGGTTCAGTCCAGTCAAGTAACATTCCATTTTCCCATCTTGGAATCATCTCCAGCGACAACCCTACTGCCATTGCCATACGTGAAGAATTGGTGAACTTGCGAGGGAAGTCTACTTTTTGTGGACTACACCAAAAATCTAATCCATCCTTTGCATGGTGAGAGACATCCCTATCGTTTATCTCAACACCTTCTGCTGTAATGTAGTTGGGATTCTTGAACGCCTTCCCGACAATGGCAACGGCTCTTTCAACCGCCGTGAATGGTTTTGGAATAATGACACGGGACTGCCAATCTTCCTTGTCCCCGAAGTCCATCATGTTCTGGTAGGCATCCCATAGGAGAGATTGGGCATCGAGCACATCCCTTCGCGAGTCCCGTGATTCCCTTGCACACTCTATGCAGTAATCCACATAGAGGCGGTCATCTTCGTCTGCATAAGCACTGGCAGCTTCTTCTCGTTCTGCTAATTCTTGGTCATCAATAATGTCTGGCATCCTGTCTCCAAATAAAAAAAGGGCAACCCGATTTCTCGGAATTGCCCTTTGACTTCATATATAGATTGAAGTTTAGGTTGTTACTTATTTAACAATTCTTGTAACTTCTTCTGCACTCCTTTTAATGCCTTTAAAATATCAATAATGAGTTTCTTTTCAGCATCACTCATTTGTCCCACACTATCTGCTCATAATTTTCCCGATACGCTATACTCACCCCACCCGTAGTCGGCACATACCCATCTCTGCACGCATCTACAGGTGGACCATCATTGTGTTTCCGATGGGGGACACGCTTATTGCATCCGCAGGTGCAAGCCCATCCCTGTCCATGGTCATGGCCGTCTGATTTCTCAAGGTGGCCTTGGATATCCTTTTCACGTCTGGTGAATATCTCTGTCCACTTACCCTTCATGTCACCACAATAAACTTATCTTTCCCCTTCATCATCTTCCTGAACGAGATAGCCTTAAGTGCCAACTCCTTCTTACTCTCAAATATTGGTATATCAGGAGTGAATACTGATTTGTAAAATCTGCATCTGTCACAGAGTAAATCTTCTCCACTAATAGGTCGTCCGCATCTGCACAGTTCTTCGCTCATATTTACCCTATTGGCCTCTTCACAAGCGGAATCACCATATAACTCCCCTTCGTGATCCCATTCCCCGTAATCTGGATAATAGGCTCAATCACACACTGGTATCTCTCCAAAGCGTTCTTGATATCAATGATACAGTTCTGAGCACGTCTTTGTGCATCAACACCAATTTCCACTTCATTCATTGCCTTCGCCACATTCTCTTTATCTTCTACTGCCATTCTTTTCTCCTATCCTCTCCCATGCTGAAATAACGGTTGCACACTTGATCCTACCGCTATCTTCTTTTTCGTAGCAGGAAGTCTTATCCTCTGTTCCCTCTCATACTTGAATATCTTCGCCAACCCGTGAGACAATCCTGCTGCCGGATGGGAATTGATATCGGCATTATCAGGTTCTTCCGACACCTTTCCAGTAGCTGACTTATTGTAATGCCATCCACCAGAGAGTGAACGGTGCATCACCTTCTCATGTTTACTTAACACAAACATCGGTTCCCCATCATCAAGGGTTCGTGTCAGTAAATCCTTCAATGCTTCTTTTCTCGCAGGCCATCTCAGAATCCCGCCTTCATAAGTGGTATTCAATTCTGACTCAATCATTCCCGCAGCGGTCATTGAGCTGTCGGAGGGGTCACGGTCTCGGAGTGTGGGATCTCCCAGGTCTCTCCATTTCTTAATTGTGGAATATCGATTTTCCATAAGGGGTTTCACGAACTGCCCTATGAACTGCTTCATTCCCATTCCTACTTGAGGAGCACGAAGAGTGTCGAGGCCAATAAACTTACCACGAGGAGTGATTTGTGCGAAGAAACAAGATGGATGTAAATCCCCATCCCAGAAACGGAGGGTGGTCTGGTTGGGCATCGGGTCAAAGTTAATATTTGCCCTGTGCCACGGCCCGCCATTGTGTGATTCGTGATATTCAGGAGTCACCGCTACCCCCAACTGTACATGAGCCGGTCTCCCGATCACCAATCTATCCAACATATCCTGTCTTCCCGCCAGAGACCTCGCCATATTCTCACGGTATTGGGAATCCACATGAACATTCTCGCCAGCAGGGATTCTGAAGAGTGCCCTGTCCCTATCCTCCTCCTCAAAAAACCTCACCCATGTCCAGTGATCCTCAGAGGGGTAGTTCTCAGTGAGTTGGGCTTTCCGGTCCCGTACCAAGAGATCGCCATTAAAGTCCCGTGTAAGAACACCCAATAGCAACCCCTGTTTGATTTCTGACGGAGACCATTTACCGAGAGTGAATTTCCCCCCCATCTCTTCCTTCAACCATAGTGAAGCTTTATCACTCATCAGGGGATGCCGTAGTGACGTTATCCCCATCGTGAATACTTCCTCTGACAACCCCCTCCCTATCTCCTCCTGTATCGCCGGTGCCGCCTCCTCACACCAAAATCCGCCCAACTGCATGGACTGAAGTTGATTCAAGTCCTCCATGGTGTCGAGGCCAAACAGGAATGCTACCCAGATTGGATTTCCCCTCCCATCTACTAATGATAACTGTCTCCCGCCATCCCTCTCCTTAATCCGGCCACGTATTTGGGCAGCAAACGATTTCGGGTTAGTGGGGAACATAAAACTTCTATAGGTAGTTCGTTCAAGGTTCTTCCAGGTATCCCTCACCACCGCCCACGGAATCGGCCTGAACTTCTTATCCTGAATGGAGGCATGATACGTCATATTCATGATTCCCCAGTCAGTTTTTCCTTCACCTCTGGGGGCCATCACCGCCACTTCGAGTGCACGGGATAAGAGGGCGGATTCTTGTGTTTCAGAAGGTTCGAGTTCGACTTCGAGAGCGTTACCCATTTATTCCCCTATTACATAATCATAAATCTGTTTCGCTTTTTTAATAACTTCATCTACCGACGGCATTACTTTAGTAGCATTTTCCGCAACGTAATCGGCATTGCTTTGATAAACCCCAAGAACCTCACAAGCCACTCGCAGACACTGCAATTTAATCTCCTCTTTCGACATAAATTTCTCCTCTCCTAATTTAAGCGGTAGTTAACTCCAACTCGCCATACCTGTTAATCCACGGCATACTACGTTGATATTCTGAAATACAAATATCCTCTTCCAAATATTTAAGAATCTCCAAATCCTCCTTGTCCCATTTACTAAACATCCTAATTTTCCGCCAACCTCGGTAATGAAAAATTTTCAGCAATCAAAAACTTTCCCCCATCCCCACATAGAAAAAATTTCCCACACACCCCCTGATAAAAAAATTTTCCCGTGGAGTAGAGTGCTGGAAAATACGGGGAAGGTGTTTCTATATCTACAGGGCTATTATAGGGGGGTGTCAAGTGGGTTTTGTATGTTGGGTCGGGGGGAGTGGCTTCTATAGGCTGGTTCTGATCTACTGCGATTATAGAACTATTAAAAATCATGGGTCCCTATTAGCGTCTGATAATGTTTAATTATGACTACTTTGGACAACTATCACTACATTGGATAGTGCTTACATCTTAACAAGTTACGCTCTACTCTTAAAGTCAACCTGTTTTTCACTCCCTACCCTACCAGCAAACCCGCATGAATAGGGAGTTTGTCAATTTGTCAATCCAGATTCACAGCCCGCTTATTTTTCCCTTTTGTGGATCTGATAGCAAGGAATATATCCCCTCCGTCTTTACCGGATAGCTCCATCCTATCAAGAAAATTCCCTTTTAGCCGGTGATATATTTCTAAAAACTTCCCACGGGTAGGATGATCTGGGACCTCTATTTTATCATCTATACGGCCCTTGAACGTGGCTATCAACGTTTTTTTCGCTTGGATACCATCACGCAAGGGTTTCGCTACAAACTGGTCCGTGATTCCATTCATGTCTAGAGATCGGAAGAGCACACGTCTGAA